ATTACATTTTAGCTACTATTACAGGTATACCAGGAACAAAAACAATTACTAACGATGGTAATCTTTATACTACAGACGATCTTATAAAAATCACAGGTGGTGGTGAACAAGCTGCTATGCAAATTAGTGATGTAGGTTCTGGTAAGATAACAGAAACATTTGTAGACGCTGGTGGAACAGGTTATGAAATAGGAGATATTTTAAGTTTTACTAACACAGGCACATTTGGTTTAAATGCAGCTGGTGTAGTTACAGTTGTTAACGGTGCAGTTTCTAATGAAGACACTGATCATATTGTATTAGAAGAAGAAACATCTGCTGGCGATCATCTTACAGGAGATAAAATTGTTTTTGAATCAGGCGTAGGAGATATTACAGATATTTACTTAACAAACGGTGGTGACGGATATAAATCTTTACCAACTGTTTCAGTTACATCTACATCAGGATCAGGTGCAAGTGTATTAGCATATGGTAGTGAAGTGGGTAAAGTTTTAGGAGTAACAACATCAAATTTAGGTATTAAATACGAAAACAATCCTACACCACCAACATTAACCTTTGTAAACAATTTATTTGTTATGACAGTTACAGGTTCGTTTACTAATGGAGATACAGTTACAGGTGCTACTTCAAATGCAACAGGTTTAGTTACAGGCTTTAATGCAGGTACTAACGTTTTAAAATTAAAAGAAGTTTCAGGTACTTTTCAAGAAGACGAAACAGTAGCTTCTGGCACAGGTAGTGCTACATTAAAAAAATTAGATGTTACTACATCAACTGTAAACGTAACTGCTGTAGTTGATACAGATGGTAGATTTATAAATGAAAAAGGACATATTTCAGAGTCTACAATGAAAGTACAAGATAGTTTATACTATCAAGATTTTTCTTATGTATTAAAAGTAGGTAACTCAATTAATTTGTGGAGAGACGCATTTAAAAAAACAATGCATACTTCAGGTTTTTATTTTACAGGACAAGTTGATATAGAAAACAGATTGAATATGAGAGTTAAAGTTGCAGAGGCAATAAACACTGGTGTAATTGGTGAACCAATACTTGCAATGATGAAATTAATATTTGAAACTGTATTTGGTAGAAGAACAGGAACAGTTGATGATGGTTCAACTTTATCAACTTTTGCTCAACAGCCTAATCCAAATAACTCTAGAGACGTTACAGTAACAAGAGCTCCTATAGGTGTCATATTGAATTTAAGAGTAAGAAGAAAAGTTGGAACAGGCGTGACTATAAATCAAGGATTTGCATATTGTGGTCCTAGTTTTAAATCAATTAATAGATTTGCAAATACAGCATATGGTGTTACAGGTAACAGATCAGGTGGTATTAACGGTACAACTGGTAATACTTTCAACAGATTGAATGAATTAAAAGTCACTGGTACAAGATCAAGTTTAGATGGTACAACAGCTATATTTAATATGATAAGTGGTATAACTCCACCTAATAACTTAAACGAAGATGATTTTGGTTTTATGTTAAAGACCAACTTTGCTTTTCCAACAGATATTACGTTCCCAGGTGAAGAATCGTTCAGTGGTAATACTTTAAAATTTGATTCAACAAACAAAAAATTTGACAAAACAAGTGTATAAATATAACTATAAATAGAGATAGAAATGGCAAAACAAACAATAGCAATCGGTTCAACTCCTAATGACGGCACAGGTTCTACTATTAGAGCTGGTGGTGATTTAATCAACGATAACTTTAACGAAATCTATACTGCTTTCGGAGATGGTACTAATTTAAATGCCGGTGTAATTACTGGTAAACAAGAAGGAACAAACTTCTCAAACTCTTTAATGATCGGTCACTCGGTGACAGGTACTTTGAGTTCAGCACAAGAAAACGTTGCCGTTGGTAAAACATCTTTAAGAGCAATTACTTCAGGAGATGATAATACTGCCGTGGGTTTTGCAGCTTTACAATCAGTTACATCTACAGCAAAAAGTACAGCCGTAGGACATTCAGCAGGTAAAGACGCAACAGGAGAAAAAAATACTGTTATAGGTGCAAACGCAGGTTTAAGAGTATCTTCAGGACAACACAATACTTTTGTAGGTTACAATGCAGGTCAAACTGTAGAAACTGGATCAGGTAATGTCATTATAGGAAATGCTGGTGGTAATACTGCCGGTGAAACTAGATCAATGATAATTGCAGGATCAGATGGTTCTACTTTGACAACTTGGTTAGAAGGAGATAGCACAGGTGAGGTTACAGTATTTGGTAACCCAACAAAAAATTTAGGTATTGCAACAAAACAATATGTTGATTCAAATATTACAGCAAATGACGAAATATCTGAAATGTCAGATGTCACTTTATCAAGTATTACAAGTGGTGACATTTTACAGTGGAACGGTAGTCAATTTGTAAATATAGCTTTAGGAGTTATAGGTACTATGGCTGGTCAAAATGCTAATGCAGTTGCAATAACTGGTGGTTCTATTACTATGGGATCTCTATCTAATACGTCAACTCTATTAGTAAAAAACTCTAGTGGTACTACATTAAAAACAATTATTGGAACAACATCATAGGAAAGTATTATAAATAGGAATAACAATTATGCCAGCAATAATAACAACAAAATTCAGAATAAACAACAGTGAGCAGTTTCACGAATCTTTTACGGAATCTTCTCCAAATGTTTATTATCTAGGTCTAGCAAGACCACAAGCTTTCGGTACACCTACAAGAGGTGATGGCCGTACAGATTATGAAGGAACAGACTCAGCACCAATTATACCAGGTGATACTGTTGTTGCAGAGTTCAATACCTTTGATGATCTATTAGCTGCTAAAAAAATTACAAGTTCAGATATTAGTTTTGCAGTACCAAGAAGAAATTGGGCAACTGGAACAACATACGATATTTACAGACACGACTACGGAGAATATATTACAGGTAGTACATCTTTAAGAAATACTGCTAATGGTGGTGCAACAACTTTACATGACGCTAATTTTTATGTTTTAACTACAGACAGAAATGTTTACAAGTGTATTGACAACGATGGTAATACAGCTTCTACAAGCGAACCAACTGGAACAGGTACTAGTGTTATAACAACTGCTGATGGTTACAAATGGAAATATATGTGTACTATGTCAGCGGCTCAACAATCAAATTTCTTATCAACAGACTTTATGGGACTTTCAACTAACTCAACAGTTAGTTCAGCTGCTGTAGATGGTTCAATTGATTGTATTAAAATTAAATCTGCCGGTTCAGGTGGAACAAACGGAACACATTCAGTAACAATAAAAGGTGACGGATCAAGTGCAGCTGCAAATGTTGTAGTATCAGGTGGTACTATTACTTCGGTAGTTATGACTAACGTAGGATCAGGTTATACTTTTGGTACAGTTTCAAATGCAGAAATAGTATCTGCTGGGTCAACAAACTTAACAGGTGCAGAATTAGATGTGATTATCTCTCCAAAAGGTGGTCATGGTTTTAATGCAGTAGAAGAATTAGGTGGTTTCTTTGTAATGTTAAACGTAAATTTAGAAGGAACAGAATCAGCAAACTCTGGAGATTTCCATGCTGGTAATGACTTTAGAAAAATTTGTTTAATCAGAGATCCAAAAGCTTCAGGTTCAGCTGCAAGTGCTTCAACTTTAAGAAGTACTAAAGCAGTAAGATTAGCAGCTAGTCCAACACCAGGTACTTTTGTAGTAGATGAAGAATTAAATCAAGCAACTACAGGCGCTGTCGCTAAAGTCGTAGAGTGGGACGCAACAAACAGAATTTTATACTACATTCAATCAAGACACAATGACGCCGGCGTTGACGCTAATGGTAACTTGACTGCTATTTCTAGTACTCATGTAATCACAGGTCAAACGTCTTCAGCAACAGGAACACCGGACACAACAGTTTCGGCAACAGTTAACAATGTTGTATTTTCAAGTGGGTATTCTGCTTCTGAAATAGATCATGACTCTGGCGATGTATTGTACATAGAAAACAGAGCACCTATTCAAAGAGCAACAGACCAAACAGAAAATATTAAACTAGTTATTGAGTTTTAAAGGGAGATATTATGCCAAGTCCAACAGACTTCAATCTTTCGCCTTACTACGATGACTTTAATGAGACAAAAAAGTTTCATAGAGTTCTTTTTAGACCTGCTTTTGCAGTACAAGGTAGAGAGTTAACACAATCACAATCTATTCTACAGAATCAGATTGAGAGATTATCAGATCACGTCTTTGAACAAGGCGCTATGGTTATACCTGGCGATATTGGATATGACTTAAATTACTATGCAGTTAAATTAACTTCTTTTACAGACTCAGCTTCTGTAGGTATTACACTAAACGATTTTATTGGCTTAACATTAACAGGTGCTTCTTCAGGTGTAAAAGCAAGAGTTGTTAACGTTGTAGCAACAGATGGTACTGACCCTAATACTTTATTTGTAAAATATCTAAATTCAGGTACTAATAATACAACAACTGCTTTTTCAGCAGAAACAATTTCAGTAGCAACTACTTTACAATCTACATCAACAACAGTTTCAGCAGTAGTATCTGCTACAGCAACAGGTAGTGCAGCTTCAGTTAAAGAAGGTGTTTATTACATAAATGGTTATCATGTTAAAGTAAGTAATCAAGATTTAATACTAGACAAGTATACAAACAAACCATCTTATAGAATAGGTTTAACAGTAGCAGAAAGTTTTGTAACTCAAAATGATGACGCAACTTTAAATGATAATGCTCAAGGAGTTTCAAATACAAATGCTCCAGGTGCTCACAGATTTAAAATAGATTTAACATTAACTAAAAAATCATTAGCTGCTACAGATGACGCAAACTTTGTAGAGTTATTAAGATTAAAAAATGGTATTGTACAAAATCAAGTTAGAACAACTGAATATGCAATACTAGAAGATACATTAGCAAGAAGAACGTTTGACGAGTCAGGCGATTATGCAGTAAGAGACTTTGATATAGATTTAAGAGAACATTTAATTTCAGGTACTAATAGAGGTATCTACAGTTCAAGCGATGGTGGATTAGAAACTAAAATTGCTGCCGGTATGGAATCAGGTAAAGCATACGTTAAAGGTTATGAAATAGAAACTTTAGGTACTACTTTCGTTGATGTAAACAAAGCAAGATCGTTTGATACACAAAATAATTCTACTACTAGATTTGATGTAGGTAACTTTGTAAATGTAAATAATGTTTACGGTTCTCCAGATGTAGGATTTGTATCAGGTGACGTTGCAGCTTTTAAAGAAGTAAATTTATATAGAGAAGAAACATCATCAAGAGGAACAGAAAACGCAGGATCAGGTTCAGATATAAAATCAGTAGGTCATGCTAAATCTAAAGGATTTGAGTATGTTTCAGGTAATGCTGTTAGTGGTGCTTACTCTAGTTCAAGTGCAACAACAAACGTTTTCAAACACTATCTATTTGATGTTGTTATGTTTACTCATATCAACGTTGCAAAAAATCAAGCATTTACAGATGGAGAAGAAATTACAGGTGGTACTTCAGGTGCCAAAGGTACTGTTGATAAATTATCAACAAGCAACCAACATACAATTACAGGTGCAACAGCGGCTAATCCTGTTGTAATAACTTCATCAAACACTTTACAAGATGGTCAACAAGTGACAATTAACGGTGTTGGTGGTATGACACAATTAAATGGTAACACATATACAGTTAAAAATCCAACTAGTTCAAATTTTGAATTAGATGTAAACGGTTCTTCTTTTAGTTCATATTCAAGTGGTGGTACAGCAGATCAATCAGTTGTAGTATTATATAATGTATCAGGAACATTTGTACCAGGAGAAACTATAACAGGTGGTATTTCATCTAACACTGCTACTATTCAAGCAGACGCTAGAGGTTTCAAAGGTGTTACAACATACGATTTTTCATCTACTAAACAAATTGGTATGGCTGGTTCTCCGGCATATACAGCAGATACAATTTTAGATAGTACAAACGGAGAAAGTTTACAAATTTCAGGTACAATTTCAATTGCAAATAGTGGCACAACTGTTACAGGTTTTGGTACTAAATTTAATACAGAATTAAAAATTGGTGACTCAATAACATTTACTACAGACGCAGGTAGTTCAATAACTAGACTTGTTGAGGCAATAATTTCAGATACTTCTTTACAATTATCAACAGCTGTTGGTGGTTCAGATGTATCAACTAAATCAAATGCAAATAGAAATAGATCAACACTTAAAGATACAAACAAAAACGTTTCTGTATTTAAGTTACCATACGAAACAGTTAAAACATTAAAAACAACTTCTAACTCTGGTGCTAGTGATACAAACTTTAAAGTTAGAAGACATTTTACACAAACTTTAGGATCAAATGGTGACGCAACTATTTCAGCAGGAACAAACGAAACATTTGCTTCTTTATTAAATTCAGATTTTTCAGTTTCAATTATGACGACCGGCTCTGGTGGAACAGGTGCCGTAGGAGATTTCTTAGCATTAAACGGAAATAACCACGAAGGAGATACTATCTTTACATTAAGTGGTTCTCCAACAGGAAAATCTTTAGTACTAGACTTTGGTGCTAATTATGCAGGACACAAAATTAAAATCTTAGCAACAGTTAGTAGAGCCGTTGTAGAAGAAAAATCTAAAACTTTGGTTACAGGATTTACAAGAAATCATACAAGTTTAGCAGATATTAAAAAACAAGGTGGTATGAGATTAAGCAGATGTGATATTTACAAATTAAATTCTGTTAAAATGGCAACTGCTTTTGGTACTTATTCATCTTCAGGAGAAATTGATATTACAGATAGATTTACTTTAGACAATGGACAAAGAGATAACTTCTATGATATAGGTAGAGTAACTTTAAATAAAGGTGCAGTAGACCCAACAGGTTCTGTTCAAATTAACGTTGATTACTTCTCTCACGGTTCAGGAGATGTTTTCACTGTTGATAGTTATTCAGGAGTTGTTGACTATGCAGATATTCCTTCTCATACTTCCGATACAACTGGAGAAACTTTTGATTTAAGAGATTGTTTAGACTTTAGACCTAGAGTTGACGATAACTCTACAATTAATAAAGGAGAAGTTGATAGATATTATAACGGTGCCGGTGCTTCAACAGTTGATGTTGTTAAATTTGGTACTGATATAACTTCAGATTTAGAATACTACATGCCAAGAATAGACAAGGTGTTTGTAGATAAAGATGGTAAATTTAAAATATCCGAAGGATCAAGTGCATTAGTACCTCAATCTCCAAAAAATTTAGATGGTGCAATGCATTTATACACATTAGATATACCGGCATACACACTTGACACAGCAGATATTACTATTACTAAAGTTGATAACAAACGTTACACTATGAGAGATATTGGTAGATTAGAAAATAGAATTGAAAACATTGAATATTATACTCAACTTTCTTTATTAGAAATGCAAGCTCAAAATTTGCAAGTACAAGACGCTCAAGGATTTGACAGATTTAAGAATGGATTTATAGTAGACAATTTTACAGGACATAGTATAGGTGATGTAAGAAATTTAGACTACAAAGTATCAATGGATATGGCAAGAGGTGAAGTTAGACCTATGTTTAATGAGGATGCCGTACAATTGATTGAAAGTGATAACGACGGAACTACGATTACTTCGGCTGATAGAACGGATGCCAAGTATGCAAAAACAGGAGATTTAATTACGTTACCTTATAGTGAGGCAACTTTAATTGATCAACCATTTGCTAGTAAATTTGTTAACGTAAACCCATTTGACATTTTCAGTTGGACTGGTTCTATTGCGTTAACACCTCCGTCAGACGAATGGAAAGAAACTGAAAGAGCACCTGAATTAGTTGTTAATAGAACAGGTGGTTTTGACACGTTAGTACAAAATTTAGGAAATCCTAATCTTACAAGTGTAGAGATAGGTACTGTATGGAATGAATGGCAAGAGCATTGGTCAGGAACACCAACAGTAACAAGTTCAAGAGTTTTAGGCCAACATAGAATGGGTAGAAGAATTATACAAAGAAGACAAGATACTTTATCTGGTCAAATGTCTAACACTAGAACAGGTATTAGAACAAGAATAGTACCACAAGTAGTAAGAAATTCAATAGGTGACAGAGTTGTTAGTGTTGCTATTATTCCTTTTTTAAGAAGTAGAACATTATCATTTACTGCTACAAGAATGAAACCTGAAACAAGAGTTTATCCTTTCTTTGATAACATTGATATATCAAGTTATATTACACCTAACGGAGGTTCATTAGGTGGTAATTTAGTTACAGATATTAATGGTGCAGTAACAGGTACTTTTGTAATTCCAGACTCAAAAGTTAATTCTAATCCTAGATGGAGAACAGGTACAAGAGTATTCAGATTAACTTCTTCATCAACAAACGTATTAAGTACAGCAGTTGAAACTTCAGGAGAAGCAGACTATTTAGCTAAAGGTGCTTTAGAAACAATACAAGAAACAATTATTTCTACAAGAGAGCCTTTAACAGTAAGAGAAAGTACAGTTGAATCAGTTAGTTTAGGAAATAGAACAAGTACAAGAAATGTAGATACTACAATCGGTTGGACAGACCCATTAGCACAAACATTTATGATAGATGATGTTGGTGGTGTATTCTTAACTTCAATGGACTTATTCTTTAGTTCAAAAGATGAGAATATTCCAGTAACAATACAAATTAGAGAAGTAGTAAACGGTTACCCAGGAAAAAGAATAGTTCCATTTAGTGAATTAACTTTAAATCCTAATGCAGTAAGTATAAGTACAGACGCAACAACAGCTACTACATTTACTTTTAATTCGCCAGTTTATTTACAAGAAAAAACAGAATATTGTTTTGTTGTAATGTCTAACTGTAATGCTTACAACTGTTATGTTGGAAGATTAGGTGAAAAAGTAATAGGATCAGATAGAACAATTTCTCAACAGCCATATGCTGGTGTTATGTTTAAATCACAAAACGGTTCTACATGGACTGCTGAACAAAACGAAGATATTAAATTTAAGATTAAAAGAGCAGAGTTTGAAAATGTTACAGGTACAGTTACTTTATGTAATGACGATTTACCTACTAGAACATTAAAAAACAATTCAATTAGAACAACTAACTCATCTGCTGTAGTTACAGTTTCACATCCTAATCATGGTATGCATGGTACATCTAATAATGTTACAATTGCAGGTGTTCCTTCAGGTACTTACAATGGTATTGCTCATTCAGCAATTAACGGAACATATACAAGTATTTCTAACGTAACTTTAGATAGTTATGATGTAACTACTTCAGGAACGGCAAATGCTACTGGAGATATAGGTGGTGACGTTATAACAGCCACCCAGAATAGATTGTACGATGTATTAAACTTAAACTTACAAACAGTAAATGTTCCAGGTACAAGTATCTCTTATGATATGAGACCTACTACAGGTAGATCAGTACATGGTACAGAAACAGAATTTAGTTTAACACCAGCTACTAGTCCAGTTGCTACAATTTCAAATGACAATATTTACTTTACAGCTCCTCAAATGGTCGCTAGTGTAATTAATGAAACAAATGAAATGGCGTCAAATAAATCTTTATTTGTTAACTTAACATTTACAACTACAAATACTAAACTTTCTCCTGTATTAGACATGCAAAGAGTTAGTGCATATGTAGTTCAAAACAGAATTAATAAAGCAACTACAGGTAATACACCTGGATATGTTTCAGACATAGAAAGTTCAGGAACATCATCAGCGGCTGCTTACATAACTAAACCAGTTGTACTAGAAAACTTATCAACTGCTTTAGATGTCAGATTAACACAAAACGTAAGATCAACTTCAAACGTTAATGTATATTTCAGACTATCATCTTCGGAAGAATCTAGAAATATTACAGACATAGGTTGGACACCGTTCAACACAGCTGGAGAAGAAGACATAACTGTCACACCGGCAGAAAATGATGAAACGTACAACGAATACAAATATAGTGCAAGTGGCCTAACAGAATTTAATACTTTTCAAATTAAAATAGTTATGGAAGGAACAAACTCTGCTTATCCACCTATAGTAAGAGATTTAAGAGGAATTGCATTGGCAGTATAAAGATATGGCTAGAACATTAAAAGTTGAAGGATTTGAAAGTTTAGTAAGAGACGTAAACACTAGCGCTATAATTAATACTAACAGAGCAGACTATAACAACTATATGAAAAGAGTTAAGAATAGAGAAAATAATAGTGATATGGTAAGAGGTCTTTGTAAAGAGATAAATACTTTAAAGAAAGAATTATTTGAAATAAAAAAATTGATAAAGGATAAAAACTAATGGCTGTAAAAAATATATCAGGAACAGATACACTAGAAACGTTTAGAACAACGTTTAATGACTTAGCGGCTAATGATTTTGGTGACGCAACTTTATTATCTAGTGCAGGAATATCAGCAACCTCTGTTGTAGGTGCCGTAGTAGAATTATCTTCACAAATAGGTACAGGTCAAGGTCACTATATTAGAGACGCAAGTTCAACAGTTCAGTTGATTGCTCCAGGTAATACAGTATCTTTTTTAGGTACAAGTAATCAGATAACTGCTACAGTTTCAAGTCCTGATACGGTAACACTTGCCTTTCCAACTAACGTAACAGTTACTAACTTGACTGTTAGTGGTACATTAAACGGACAAACAGTTACATTTCCAAGTGCAACAGGAGAAATTATAACAACTGGTTCAATTGATTTAGTTGCTGAAAGTATGATGGCTGATGACGCAATTGGTTCAGGTCAAATGAAATCTTTATCAACATTAATTATTAAAAACAGTGCTGGTGGTACTTTAAGAACAATACACGGCGCCGGCGTTTAAAACTAGTCACTTAACGGTGGCATAAATAAGATTATGAATATATTATTAACAGGCAGTGAAGGATTTATAGGAAAACACCTTCATCAATTTCTACAAGACAACAATCACAAAGTAATACCAATAGATAAATTATCAGGTAACGATTTAATAAATTGTGACCTTAAATACGATGTAGATTTAGTCATACACTTGGCTGGTCTATCAGGTGTTAGAGATAGTTTAGATAGACCTACAGAATACTGGAAAGAAAATGTAATTGCAGGTCAAAGACTATTTGATTATTTTCCAAACACAAGAATACTATATGCGAGTTCATCAACGGCTGTAGATCCGTGGAGAAATCCATATGCAATGAGTAAGAAGTCTTTAGAGAGTATAGCACCAAAGAATAGTGTAGGTATGAGATTTACAACTGTATATGGACCTGGTGCAAGAGAACATATGTTAATACCAAGAATATTAAGAGACGATGTTCCATTTATACATACAAATCATACAAGAGACTTTATTCATATAAATGATTTAATGATCGCCATTGATACATTAATGAAAACAGATTTTAAAGGAATATGTGACGTTGGTAGAGGAGAGTCTTATAACTTAATAGAGTTATTAACTTACTTCGGAATTGACGCTGAAAAAAGAATTGGGAACGAGTTTGAGAGAGAAGATAATAAAGCAGATAACAAAGTATTAAACAAACTAAATTGGTCAACTACAATTGACCTTTACGATTATATAAAGGAAAACAAAAATGTTAATTGATAAAAATTTAATTATACCAGAAAAAGTAGAACATAAAGAAATAGGATTTGGTGAAGAATTACTAAAAAATCATTTTGCAGGAGCTCATTTTACAAACAACGAAAGAACATGGATAGAAGTTTTAACTAACGAAAATGGAGATAGTCTTTCTTCACATCACGTTGAATATGATTTAGAACATCCTAATTGTCAAGCATTAATGAAATTTACTACGTTAGACGAAATACATGAAGCTACGTATGTTAAAGTAAATAAAGAAAGAAAAGAATTTGAAGAATTTGCAATACAAATTGCTAAAAGAGACGGTCTTGTACAAACAGACGATACTTCTCCAAGTAGAATACTTGATTATATTTTTAGTGATAAAGAAGCAGATGAAGATGAAATGTTTGCTTTAAAAATTGCTTTATTTGAAGTAGACAAGATAAAAGATTCTAAAAATCTTGACGGTAAAAAAGCATTAAGAAAAAGTAAGACTAGAATAGAATTACTTAAAGGTGCTATTGATCTTTATAGTGAGGCAGAATAAAATCTGACCACCAACCTTGCCAACCTGGTTCTAATAGGTGGTTCATTTGACCTAGAGTGCAAATACTAAATTCTTTTGGTGGTATTTCATACATATAGTTTTTAATAGAAGGACAAACTTTATCATAGTTTTTGTAATCTATTTCTCTATAATAAAACTCATCACTACCTTTATTGTATTTTTCCAGGTACATTTTTTCGTTAGACTTAAATTTATCCCATATATGAGATACATCGCCTGTCCATGAAACGATAGTTGAGTTAAGTGGTGTATGAGCTTCTTCTCTCCACCATAGGTCATTTAATAAAGTAAAATCTTTTCTGAATAAATCTGGTAACTCTTTCCATATAATAACATCTAAATCAAAGTATAAGTTTTCTCCGTCTCTAAACTTATCGTACATTTGAAACTTATTATACCAATTACCATAAATGTCATTTTCAATAACTTCAAAACTATCATAAGATATTCCAGAATGGAAATCTATCATATATTTTAAGTTATCAACATGCCATTGAGTAAACTTATTACCAAATCTACAAGCTATTATTCTTCTCATTATTATTTCCTAGGAGGCTCCCTATCAGAAAGAACATAAGGTATTCCATCATTGTAATACATTATATCATCAATGTCACATACTAAATCAATATTACTCCATTGTCCTGCTTTTTTAATTTCTTTATATAAATTTGCAAAAGATTTCATATATTTTAGAGGTCCTACACCAGATACTTCATAGTCTCCACACATAGACAATACTATTTGTGTATAGTGACCTTGTTGAGCCCAACGTAAAGCAGAGTGATCTAATGTTTTAAAAACACAACCTGGTAGGTTTTGACCTACTACAATTACGTTTTTAATTTCTTTACCTTTGTATTTCTTTTTTATTTCTTTAATAGAATTAGGGTCTCCGTTTCTATATTTGTTATCCCATTCTAACCACTGCCAATCATATCTATCTTTAACTTCTTCATATAATTCTAGTATTCTTGTTGCATGAGGTTTTTCATCTAAATTTTCAGATAATATACATAAGTCTTCACAAGGGTGTTCAAATAATAATCTTTTTAAAGTACTAAAACGAAGTTGATCTAAATCTTTATTATCAGAAAGAAGTCCATTACCTTCAAAGTCTATTAAGTTTAGAAGTGTTACCTGTTTAAATTTTTGTGTGTGATACATAATTTATTCATCAAATTTAATATTATCTATGTCAGATACGATATCAATTTTATCTATCATACCAGATTTCTTTACTTGACTATATAGTGAAGAAAAAGAGTTCATATATTTTAAAGGTCCTATACCAGATATTTCGTAATCACCACACATTGATAATACTATTTGTGCATTATGTCCTTGATTAGCCCATTTAAAAGCGGAATAGTCTAAAGATCGCAAAACACAACCTGCTAAGTTTTGACCTGCTATAATTACATTTCCAATTTCATAACCTGCTTTAGCGGCCTCTTTTTTAATATCTTCTATTGACTTGACATTATCATCTAGTTCGTGCCAATAAGATTGTGGCATTTCGTTATCAACTTCATGTTTTAATTGCAACATTCTAGGACTATGATGAGTTTTTAAATTTTCAGATATTATAAACATACCAGTATCGTATATAGGATGTTCAAAAATCAATTCTTTTAATTTACTAAAACGTAATTCATCTAACTCTTTATTCATAGCTAGTTTATTGTTAATTTCAAAATGTATTAATACTACAGCCGTTCTTTTTTTCATTAATCTTCAAAAGCCCATTCTTTCTCGTTACACCAAAAACATTTACCACAATTTTCTAGTGTTTGGGACCAAGCACATGATTTAGTTAGAGGATATAAACTATCCATTAGATTGTGTTCTTTAAAAACACCTGCTACAAATTTTTTATCGTTTCTTAAATAAGGTTGATATGTAAGACCACCTTTATCTATTGTGTCCATAATTTTTAGTTTACTTTCACCAGGATCTCTTTTTCTTTCTGCTACTTCATAAAATCCTCTTTCTTTCTGTACATCTACAGGTGGATTAGAAGTCATAGCCATAACAACAGGTGCGTCATACTGTAAAGACATTTTTGATCTCTTGTCTCTATTTTGTAAAGCCTTTGAACAACCATTTAACGTTCCCCACATAGAAACTTTTTTACCATTTACTATAAGACTACCTTTTGGTGAGGCCATTGCTTCTTTAGCCTTTTCTTGCCAAACTGGATCAGACGTAGATACTGTAAATATCCGTAGATCATGTAGTTTAGGAAATTTGTTTTGTAACCATTGATGTACTTCTATAGCACGTTCAGTGTCTATAGGACAGTCTTCATCTTTGGTATGAAAAGGGTACATATCTATATTAGGAAAGTTTGTTCCTATTAAGTATGTAAGTGATGATGAATCACAACCACCTGATAGTGATACTACGACCTTTTCTGGTGGTCCGTCTGGAAAATGTTCTTTTCCAAATAGGTCAATAGTCTGATTGCCGTATGTTAGTTTCATAATAACTCCTTAATAATTAGTTTCTCTTTTTGCTTTTAAATAGTAATCCTCTAATTCAGGATGTGTTGTAAATAAATCGTGTCCTTCTTTTTTACTAAAACCATTTTGATCTAAATCTTGACAATAATCAATAGTCTTAATAAATTCTTCTACATCCTGTTCTTTGTCTAAAGCCTTTAAAATATTAGGATAATCTTTATATAGTGGTTTTAGATTTTCCTTAATTTCTTTAGGCAAATTCTTTACTTGTAATATTCTTGGGTGTTCAATAATATAAAATGTATGTTGTATACCCATATCTTTTAACATAGCAATTAGTTTATAATTTTCTAATACAGATAAAAAAGATATTACAGAGTGAACATTAACTCTAGCATTTCTTCTAGCTCTCATAGTTTTCATGTTATCTACAAGAGAAGTCCAATCTGATTTTTTTCTTAAATAGTCATTATGTTTACCATAACTGTCTATAGATATCTTCATAACAAATTCTTTAAAATGATCAAAGTAATCTCTAAAGTTATATCCATCCATATCAAATACAGATAAGTTTGTTTTGTATATTAAATCTATACCTTTTGAGTAACCTGTTGCTACTAATTTGTCTAATAGTTTGTAGTGATTTTTCATAACTAAAGGTTCGCCACCAATTAGTTTGATTGATCTAGTATACTTTGCTACAGAGGCAACATCATCTAAATATTGTTCATCATCGTGCTTCATTGTATTCATTCTTTCACCGTCTTTAGGGTCTAAATCTGGATCATATACTTTTTTTAATTGTTTTAGTGAAAGAGTTCTAGTGTTAGCACTTCTTGGTGTACACATATAACAATCTAGATTACAAGCATTACCAAACATTTTCATTTTAATATCTAGTATTCTTTCATCAAAATCTGTAATTGCTCCTTCTTCTATAAACTTTTGAACGGCTCTTAATAATTCTGGTACTTTACTGTCAAATGTTCCTGCTAGTATTTGTTCAGTATATTTTTGTCTGTCTGAACGACCATATTTTTGTTCTTGTTTCCAACAACCTGTACAATGGTGTCTAAAATATTTAGGGTCATAATCTTCTTTTAACATTTCTGCTCTTAATTTATTTTGATACTCGGAAGTATACCATTCTTTTATTGTAGTATCTTCCATGTTATGGCCAGTTCTTGCTAGTGCGTCATAACAAGGTGCATATCTACCACTTAAACTAGAAAATACGTGTGTGAAAGGAAGTGGACAAAACCACAGTTTTTTATCTTTTAGTTTTTGTTCAAACTCTTTTTTCTGTTGTTCGTTCATACTACTTATTTATCCAAATATTATACAAAGGACTTTCAGGTAAAGTGTGTATGGCACGACTCGGACCTGTGTAGTGAACAATCTTTAACTTTTCATCTGGTTCGTCTAGTAACATATAATCAGTATTAAATGTTTTTGAATATAACATGTTCAATTGTATCATATCTTCTTTATTTTCAGTGTATTTACCTAACCACTCTGGTGGTGTTAAAGTTAACTTACTTTCTTTTTCAAATATTTTCCAGTCAACATAATTTTGTTCTCCATAATACTTAAAATGTACCTTACCTATATTATAATAGTGTAGTTGCCAATAAGGTGGGTTAAGTGCAAAATCATCCCATACATGCTTTAATTGGCCTGATTTAAACTTGTAAAAACCTCCGTTTAATGGTAAAATATTATGATCACGTAACTTTTCAGGATCTTTAATTTTTTTAGTATCATTATTCCACCAAACACCATAAGATACTAACTCATTATCTCCAACAGGAAAACCTATAAGATCGTCTACATTACCTACGACAACTTGATCTATATCCATTATTATTATATCATCACCTGGTTGTTGGCCACCAAATAAAGGACTAAAAAATTTTAATTTATGCCAGTGTTTTTTAATATCACTATGATGATTATATGGTAGTACAATGTCTGCCTCAACATTAGGATCGTCACTTATACATACTGATCTAAAAGGTATGGTACTATTTTTTCTTAAAGCTTTATAAAAGTTACCAACATAGTCTGGTGTGTAAGTACCTTTATAATATACTGTACATATTCTAAGCATTAATGTTTCTCCAAACTATATCAAACCTTTTGTTAATGGCATGTATAAAGTTTGCAGTTGAAGGTATAAACATTTGTGTATCAAAGAAATAATGCCATTTTTGATCTAACCATTGTATTGGTACTTTATGTTCTTTTAACTTAACAGCAAATATTGTTTCGTTATCATAACCAAAAAAATCAGCAATTTTTTTAGGAAATATATCTGTTTCTCCTATAAGACTTTTCATTAATTGTATTGTTCCTTTAAAGTCTTTAAAATATTCTAATTGATCTAAATGTTTTTTACTGATACCTACTATACCTGTATTGATAACGTCATTTTCAGGACTTAATCCTTTTTCTATTAACATAGCCTGAGCATTATAGAATTTTGCATTAGGACTTCTTATAGTTTGTGTTTTATCAGTTATCTTTTGAATAGGAGATACTCTCTCGTTATTATTTAAAACGCATACACCTTTTGATAAGTCCCACACTTCAAAAAAGTTTTCGGTAGTATTGGTAACTACATCAAAGTCTAGATATAATACCTCATCATACTCTTTACTAAACTCATATAATAAATGTATTTTAAAAAAATTAACTATATTATAACTTGTAATTTCTGGATAAAATTCTCTCATCCATTTATAATAATCAATATAACTAGTATTTAAAGAACCACATTTTGTATCATTTTCTACCATTACAAAATCTATACCTATTGATTTAGCATAGTTGACCTTATTTTCTACTAACTGTTTATAGTTTTTTTGAAACTCATTTTTAGTATTGTAATTTGTAGGTATGGCTCCTTCTTTTTTTATATGTTTATCAAATACATCTAATTCTTCTTTAGGTATATCTATGAATAAACTGAATATTACTCTTTTCAT